CAAAAAAACAGAGGACGTGTAGTAAGTGTGGAGAAGAGAAAAAACTTGACGCAGAGAACTTTCAGGTGGTAAAATCATTCACAGAAGGTTATTCTTATTACTGCAACGACTGCAACAAACCTAAACCCAAAGATTGATTATGGATTATAAAAAGTATTCGCTTGAAAATTTAGAAAACTGGTTGCACGATGCACTTTCTGCTGGTGAGGCATCGCCACAGGAGATTTATGATACAATTAAAAATGTAGTTCGAGAACAGTACTATTACTATAAAGATGGTGCATCAAAAACTAATGAACTTCTTTCGCTTTTGAATGGAACAGTTCAGTTTAATTTGAGTGATTATCCGACTTATTTCTCAGACCAATATGATAGTATGAATGTCTGTGATGCTAATGATACTAGTGATTATTGTATGAACTCTTGGGATAGTTTTTGGAAGGATGATGTGATTAAAGAAGATAAAGTAGTCAAGTGGCAGCTTCCTGTTGAAGTTGATGATGCAGGTGGAGAATATTATGTGCAGTTTCCTGATGACTTACTGGAAGCAGCAAATCTTAAAGAAAGTGATGTGGTAGAATGGGTAGATAATGGTGATGGTTCCTATACTTTGAGGAAAACAAATGCTGTCTAAGCAAACTCTAGATCATCTTCTAGAAGCACAATCACATCTTCGTGCCGCTATTAAATATGCTGCAACAAATGAAAAAGAAAATGTTATTCACCAGTTATCCAAAATTCTTTTAGATATCGAAAATACTAAAAAAATTGAAGAACTGATGGATATGTTGGAGGATAGGAAACCAGGAAGTAGTGGGTCTTTTGGTACATTCTTTAACGATTAAGAAGTGTTACGACACCCTGAAGAGAATATTAAGAAATAACACAAATCTCATAGATAGTGTTAGGATATCCACATAAATCGCAAATAATTATGAGTTACTCAAAAAGAGGTCAACAGGAACTCACAAAAGAAGAGTGGAAAGAGTTGGACGATCTTCGCAAGGCAATTAACGATAGTCCAGCATCAGTTCATCCAGAAAAGCAAGAAAGATTTACTGAGTTGTTTGTAAGGTCTCTTTCCTATGTTGGAGATAATACTACAATAAATATTAACGCTTAATCGTGGTTGTTTAAGCAGAAGGGGGTCTTTATGACCCTTTTCTCATATAAATAAATGTAACCACGATTAAAGCAGATGGAAGACATTTTTGAAGGACTAAAGTATGTTGTAGTCCCAGATGATTGCTGGGAACCAATAGAAGATGGGTGGAAAGGAGACTGGTGTTATTTTCAGAAAGGTCATATTCCTTGGAATAAAGGAAAGAACGGAACTTGTCCTCCCCATCAAAAAGAAATACAACGAATGATGGCGATAGAAAGAAATAAACAATACAAAGGTGGGAATAATCCAAGAGCAAAAACTTGGAAAATAACTTATAAGGATGGGAGAGTTGAAATTGTGAAAGCACTTCAACCTTGGAGAATAAAAAATGGATACAATAAACTTGGATTGAGAAAGTTACAACTTGGTGAATGGAAAAAATATAAAGACCTTGTTTGCGTTGAAGTTTTGGGCCCCTGAAAGTGCATCTATAGTGTAAGCAACACTTTTTGGAAATGGCCACTAGAAGCCGAATTGGTCTTGAACTCTCCGATGGTTCTATTCTGTCTGCATATCATCACTGGGATGGCGCACCCGAATGGTTGGGTCGCATCTTGAAGACTCACTACAACGCTAAATCACTTGCCGAGGAACTGATTGACGGTGGTGATATGTCCTCCTGCTGGACTGATGACCGTTGGGATGAAAGTGGTGTTGTGGGAGTTTATGGTCCTCAATACTATTCTCAGCGTGGCGAAGACTGCCCTCCTCGCCTTGATGCTAACCTGGCCGAATACCTGTGTGATGGTGAAGAGTATGCCTATGTCTTCCGTAATGGTGAATGGGTGTGCTATAATATGCACCAGTTTGAAGATGACAAACTGCCTGAAATCGTTGAAATCCCCTCTGCTGCTCTTGCTGTTTGATCTATGAAACCCAAGTACATTGCATACACTCTCATTGCTCTTGGAGCAATTATTGGATGGAACGCATTTCTCATTCAACGTGATGATGCTCTCTATCGTGCATACTACAAACAACAGGCAATTCAACAAATGAAATGATCGCTGTTATTGCAATCACGCTTTATTTACTTTTGATCGCCTTTGTGGTAGGATCCTTAACATACTATTTCAAGGTGATACGACCAAAAGATGAATCAAGATTTAACTGAAGAGGAAAGGAAAATCATCTTTCACGCAGTCAGATACTGGCAGATGCACAAAGCACCATTAAACGGCAAAGAATATCAAATCTGCGATAATATTCTTACTCGCTGGTTTGATAAAGTTTACACCCAACAAAAGGAGCAAGCACGATGATTGATTATGATGAGAACCGCAAGGATCTTCAAGTAGATAAACTACATGAGGACCTTGTTGTTGAACTTGAAGAACAAGCATCAAAGTTGGGTATTACTGTTGACTATTTCATTTCCGAATTCACTAATCTTTCTGTAAAGCGATGACTTTTTTTCTTGGCGTAGGACTTGGAGTTCTTGTAGCACTTGGTACAGCATTTATAGTTGCTGCTGATAAAAACATTATTGACGAAGGTGATGATGAGTGGTACACTTAAGGAGTAATTTACAACACACAATGAAGTATCTGTATTTGGTTGATTTCTGGGTTCCTTTTCCTGCATCAGAGTATTCTGGTTTGATTGCAGTTATTGGTGCTGATGATAATGAGGTTCACGACATTCTATTGAACTGGAGAGACAATTACCTTGATAAGTATGATCTTTCAATTATGCAATCTGTAGTAAATGCACAAAGGTTTGCTCTTGCAGATGAAGAAGAATCCAGAATTGTAGAGGCATTTACAACGTGACCATAAACGTATCACATATCAATCCGATGTTATCTGAACTCAAAGATCAATACCAAGACCGCATTAGTCATTTGCAACAAAAGATTACAGAACAGCAGCAGGAGATTCTAAAACTCCAAGAACAGATTAAACTACTCTCACGCGACAAATACTACGATTGTTGATGAAACTCTCTATTGATCTTATTCCTTCTTTCACTCACAAAGCACCTAAAAATTACACATATGAAATTGAGGAGTTCAAGAACAATGTATTTTCAATTTGGTTGAGAGATCATAGAGTTTATGATTACAACAACGGCAAATCTGTTCGTTGCATTTGGGGTTTTTACAACTTTAAGAAATGTAAGTATTTTGCTCCCGTAAATAGTTCTACAGTCGGCAAAGAAGTGGACTATAAGAACACACGAAATTATACTGCAATGCAACTTAAACAATCACCACTAGATCAGTTTTTCGTATGATTTTTGCAGAAGGTACTGAAGTCACCTATAAAGGATCTTATGGTGTGATTAATTTTGTATGTGAAACTTATGTTGTTGTGAAGTTTCCACCATCACCAGGTAGAAATTCTCCACTGGTATTAGTGTTCCGCAATAACTACAAACAATTAGAGATATTAAAAGCATCTACTAAATGAAGAATAAGAAACCTATGTGGAGATTGATAGCAAAAGCACTTGGAGAGAAGTCTGGAAAGAATAATAAAGAGGCGGATAGGATTGCTCTTATCCGTCTTTTGATGTTTTTAAGTATTTTTATAACTAACGGATTTATTGTGTTTAATGCAGTAAGAACTCATATTGTTCCAGCAGAACCTAAACCAGTTAAGTGCATTATTCTATCTCAAGAATAATTTAAATGAAGTGGGCCCCTGAAAGTGCATCAGTAATGTAAGCACTCAAACTCAAATGGACGATTTTGATGATCTCTCTGTAGAAGAGTTTTCTACATTTGATTTCGTTGAAGAGATGAATGAAGGTCTTTTTGATGAAGACAAAGACTCAAAGTCTTTTGATAAGTATCTCAACTCTAACTACGATTACTGATTTTTATAAATGACTTCTAACATTCTGCATCATCTGCGTGAACTCCAACTTAAGTGGAGACAACAAGATTTCAAACTCTCACGCGAACAACAAGAGCAATATGATATTCTACTTGAAGCACGACGAGAAAGAGTTCTTGGATTCTACAAAGATGGTCGTGTCTTTAAGGGTAGTAAAGCAGCATTTGATAAACTAGCACTAGAAAATCAAGTTGTAGAGGAAGAACAAGAAGAAGATTGAATGTGAGTGGCCAGTTGAGAAACTGGCCACTTTTGCTTGATTTTGTCCTCTCGCTCCTGTATTATTCTAAATAATAAGAAACAACTCTGTTTCTGATGAAAACGTTCTCTCAATTTATGACTCTCTGCGAGGCAACTTACGACAAAGAGGTGATGTCGGGTTCTCAAATCAGAACTATTGGTTCTGGTGGTAGAGTTAGTCAAGAAAGGAAAAAGTCACCAGCAGAAATCCGTAGAACAAAGAGAACAGGTGGTGGAGAATCTAGACCAAGTTCTTATAAACCAAGAAAGGATATTGGAACTCAAAAGACTGCTGCTGAACGTCAAGCTCAACCTGAAAAAGAGCGTGGAAGTAAGGAAGTTGCACAATCTTATGCAGAAAAGGTAAAAGCAGAACGCAGAGCTGCAGCAAAAGCAAGAGCAGCAGCAAAAGCATCTGGAGGTGCTGCATCTAAACCAAAGGCAAAGGAATTAGAGAAGACAGCAACACAATTACTCTCCAAGAAAGCAGCAGATAAACCTAAAGCATCAAAACCTGCAAGTGATGAAAGATTCTCAAGTTCTAGAAAACCTGAAGAGCATATGGTTAAAGGCAAATATACGAGAGCAGAGAAGAAGAAAGTTGTAAGAGCAGGAAAACAGAAACTGCGTGATTTAGTGCTAAAAGCAGCAGGTAAGAAGAAAGAAAGCGAACTTAAGCACAAGTACACTGGACCTGATAAAGACTGATACTGGGCCCCTGAAACTGCATCAGTAGTATAGACACCAACTTCATTATGGACCGAATTGAAATCCAACGCGCACTTTATGATGCTCGCAATCAGTATCTGAAGGCAAAGAAGTCTATGGAGTTCTATGCTCGTGAGATTTCTTATCTGAAAGAATGTGAGCGTGACCTGGACAAACCTGCTGATTGGTTGTATAATGAAATGTTCGGTGATACTCCTGTTGCTGAAGAAATCTACGGAGGTTGATTATGGCTACCTGGCAAGCAGAAATTAAGGTAACTAATACTGGATCGTACTTTCCAGTTACAGTTGAAGCAGGAGCATCTTATGTTGCTAAGGAGACAATCCAGCACATTTATAGTCCAATTACAATACGCAACCTTCACCAAGTAAGCAATCGGTCTTCTAGCAATCCTGCTGCTTCTGAAGCAAGTATGAACGCAACTGTTGGACTGCTTGGTCTAATTGCAGTTGGTTGGGCATTTATGACCTTTACTCCTTGGATTTTGATGACTGTTGGAGGTGCAGCAGGTGCCTGGATTGGTGAGAAAGTTACTGGTCAATCTATCGAAGACTATAACGAACGCGATGATGATCTAGGACACGGAAAAGCAGGAATAGTTCTTGCACTTGCACTTATTTTAGGTGGCGTTGGATTTGCTCAAGGTGATTCAATCAAGAAAGGATTTGATGTACCTTCTGATACTCCCGCACAAGTCAGTCCAAAGAACTGAAACTGGGCCCCTGAAATTGCACTTATAGTATGAGAACCAACCTTATGAACTTTCAACTGCGGCCGCATCAAGAACGTGGTCTTGATGCTATGCTGAATCACAATCGTGGGCAATTGATTATGCCTACTGGAGCAGGAAAAACTCCTACGATGATTGTTGATGCTATGCGTCAGTTGCAATCACAAACTCCTCAAACGATTGTTGTTGTTGCTCCCCGGATTTTGCTTGCAGCGCAATTATCCAGTGAGTTTCTGGAGTTTATCACCAACGCCAAAGTTTTCCACTGCCATTCAGGTGAAGTTCACTGGGAAAGTTCTACTCGTCCTCTGGAGATTCGTAGTTGGGTGGAGAGTAATCAGTCTCATCACAAACTGATTGTAACGACATATCACTCTCTTTCGCGTCTTGCTGTTGCTGAGATTGATGTAGACACAATCTACTTTGACGAGGCACATAACAGTGTTCAGCGTCACTTTTTCCCTGCAACTGAGCATTTCTCTGCTAATGCACGACGCGCATACTTCTTTACTGCTACCCCAAAACATTCTCTTGCTATGGGTAAACCAGGAATGAATGATGCAGAAGTTTATGGTCAGGTGATCTGTAAAGTTCCTGCTCCTGAACTTGTCAAAGGTGGGTATATTGTTCCCCCTAAAGTTATCGTCAAGCAACTGCCTATGGTAACTGGTAAGCAGACCAACTTTGACCGTGATGCAGAGAATCTGCTGGAAACGATTGATGAGAACAGCGTCGGCAAGATTCTGATCTGTGCTAAGGCAACCAAGCAGATTGTGTCTTTGGTTGCTGAAACTGATTTCTGTGCTGAACTAGAGCAACGTGGTTACTCTTGGATGTACATTACTGCCAAGACTGGAGCTGTGATTGATGGGCAGAAAGTGAACCGCGAAGTATTCTTTGATACGCTGTCTGCTTGGGGCAAGGATAACACCAAGAAGTTTGTTGTTCTGCATCACAGTATTCTTGCTGAAGGTATCAACGTCAGCGGTCTGGAAGCAGTATTGTTCCTTCGCAATATGGACTTCATTGGTATCAGTCAGACCATCGGCCGTTGCATCCGTTTGCATCACGATGATGCTCAAGGTATGCGTGATGGACGTATTGAACCTGGCAACCTTGCTCAGTATAGTAAATCGTTCGGTCTGGTTTGTATTCCTGTGTACTCTAAGGTTGGTATTGCTACCGCTCGCAGTGTGCAGGCAGTTGTTGATACGATTTTCACCAAAGGTGAACCTGCTGTGTCAGTTGTCCGTCGATAAATATAATTGAACGATGCTGATAGCAAGTATGGACGAGACTTGGGAACTAATAATAGAATCTTTGAAGGAAATGGAATGGGAACCTCCTAAAAAAGGTGAATATCAGTATTTCCAACCTCCAGGTGCTGGTGCTTATCCTGGATACAGAACTTTGAGCGAGGAGACTAAACAAAAAATTAGCAATTCACTCAAAGGAAATATACCTTGGAACAAGGGAAAAAAGGGAGTTCAAATACCAACAGAAGAAACTAAAGCAAAAATGAGTGAATCCCACAAAGGACAAGTTGCTTGGAATAAAGGTAAATCAAAATATAATAGTGAGGAAGAATACAGGGCGGCAAGAAGAGAACAGCAACGCCAATGTTACTGGAGGAAGAAAGCACCGTTCGCAGGTGAGTCTCACCAAGACCCCTGTGGCCATCAGGGGTCAAAACCTGATTTTCTTGCGATTCTACTGCAACGGACCTATCACCCATCCAATCCAACCAAATCACTGATTTTTTAGAAATTGTAAATGAGAACCTCAAATCGCTGGCAAGAGTATTGCGAAACCACTTTCAATAGTCTGCGAGCAAATGTTCATAACTGGGGCAAACCTGAGTTTAGTCGTCCCATCACACGGATTTACTACATCGGCGTGTTTGATTGTGGAACTCCAAATCATACAGGGTTTATAAGTGAAGCAGCATACTATAACAAACTGAATAGGAAGAAAACTGTTCAGGACCACTATCTTTCTCCGCAGTTTGTTGGTAGAATGATACTGGACAATCCTGATATTTACCTGCAAGACTTTGAGGTGTTTCGTGACATTTTTTGGAAGTCTTGTGCTACAGTTGTTGTAACTGCAGAAGAGAACATTCAACTCAGTTTGCTTACAACGAACGATGGTAATGATTATACTGTGAGTGTACCAACAGACCAAAAGTATACTCATCTTGGTATCAATCTCTATCGTCGTCCAGATAATGAACAACGATGGAAAAACGCACAACCAGTATCAGGAAATGGACTGTACTTTCCTGAGCATTTGATACAATACGAAAAGGAGTTTTTAGTATGAAAGAAGGATTTATTGTGGGTAAAGATGGAGAGTATGCTGCAATTCCGTATGGAAACTCTGGATACATTATCATACACAATGGGCAACAACTTGAGAAACTCTGTAGGACTGAAAGTTCTGCTCGTAAATATATTTCAGATCTCAAGAAAGGTAAGAGTGTAGCACAGTTACCCATTGATTAGTACTGGGCCCCTCAAAGTGCATCTATAGTATGAAGACCAAACCACTTAACAAGCATCAAGAACACTTTGAGGATTGTATCCTTACTGGTGATCTATCAGTCCTTGATTTCTTCAACGGAGACTATGAAGTTTCGCTGAAGATTGATGGTAGTCCTGCTATTGTTTGGGGAACCAATCCTGCAACTGGTAAGTTCTTTGTAGGCACTAAATCTGTCTTCAACAAAGTTAAACTTAAGATCAATCATTCTCACGATGAAATTGAGAAGAACCATTCGGGCAAGGTTGCAGACATTCTTCACGCTTGCTTTGATTATCTTCCTCGCGTCGATAGTATCATTCAAGGTGACTTTATTGGTTTTGGCGATACTGATACTTTTCAACCAAATACAATTTCGTATCAGTTTCCTGAAGTAATTGCTCAAAAGATTGTAATTGCTCCACACACAGTTTGGAATACTGATGGTGAGTTGAAGGATGCTTATGTGTCTGGAACTGCACCATTCTTTGATGATACTGAGAGCGTTAAGTTTGTTCAACCGATTGTAGATATGGTCCGTCCAGTTCTACCAGAGATTGATACGAGCGATGTGCAATTCCTGTCTGTAAAAGAAGCAGCAGAGGCAAAAGTTAAAATCAATGCTATCATTAGGTCTGAGGAAGAACTCAACTGGTTTAATCTTATCAACATTTTGGGGTGTAAGCATCTTGCTCATTTGTATCTCACAATGATTGAACTCAAAGAAGATTTGATGGATTGTATGATCGTCAGTGATGCACCAAAATCTTATCTTAATGGTGAAAGGATTGTTGGTGAAGGATTTGTTCTGAAAAATGATAGCATCATTATGAAGTTGGTTGATAGGTCCTGCTTTTCCCGTCAGAATTTTCTACAAAACTCTTGGAGATAATTCTGTATCCTTTATATTGTTTGATGTGATTTTGTGTTCTGTTGAGTGTTCCTGAATTTAAGTTGTTATTTCTACACCACTCATTTAAGTTGATAATTTCAAATAATTCTTCGGTATGAATGTTTTCAATAGTCCATATGATATTGCATATAAATTTTCTATTTTTGTTTATTTCTCTTAGTTTTCTTTTATGTTCTTCTGATTTAGTTTTACCTTTATTTGCTTCACTCATTTTTCTTTTACTTTCTTCTGAGTGAGTTCTGCCTTTTCTTGCTATACCAATTTTCTTTTTTGTTTCGTCTGAAAGAGTTTTACCTTTATTATGAGTAGGTTTACCTTTCTTTGCAGCACTCATTCTTGCTTTACTCTCCTCACTAAACTTATATCCACTTGGGCCTTCGCCACCATTAGTCTTATTGTGAAGAATACCAGTTTCTAAATCCTTTCTACCAAACACTGCAATCATATAGATTTCGTGCCTAAATGCCTCTTCTTCAGTTAGATTTTGTTTAAGAAAGATTATTTTGGATTTATCTTTGGGTGCATTTACTCCATCTTTTCTTTTTGTATATACTCTCCGCCCGCTACCTTTACCAATATAGTAAGGTGTCCTATCTTCACGCAAGTAAGCATAAGTATAAAACCTGTTAGGGTTTACCATAGTTCTACTCTAAGTTTGGGTGGTAGTATTATTTATAAGGGACACTATTTCTAGTGTCCCCGCCTGAGAAGTACCACCCACTTAGGCACATTATTTATTAGGTTCCTAATAGTTACTGGGCCCCTTAAAGTGCATCAGTAGTATGAGAACCACACAAAGTCAAATGATTAACCAAATCGCTGAAATGATTGTGGATGCTGCTAATGATCCACGCACCGCAGATAACATCCGCGAAATGCACAAACATCCTCAAGGTGCAGAAACTCTGCGACTGATTGTGCGTGATAATGTAGCAGGTGCCGCTGATGTAGTTGCTAATGCTCTCTGGATCAATCTCTGAACTGATTATGACTCTTCCATCCTACAACGCAATTTCTTTTCACTCTGAAGAAGAACATCAGGCAGCACTTTATGATGCTTGTTTGTTGATTGTGAATACTTACAATCAGACAGACATGCTTGATGGTTATACCGTTGATAATCACAAAGGTGGTGTAACTGCATACGATTTTATGAAGTTTGCCCGTAACATTCTCAACAACTATGATTGTAACTGAAATGACTGACTTTTACGATTATGTTCTCTCTTTCTATGGTCCCGATGGATTGTATCCTATGGGTGCAACTCTGAAACTCATCAAACAAGCAACTTCTACGCATCTCAAGATACTTAAACTGAAAGGAGATGAGTTTGCTGGTGATAGTATTGATCGTGAATGTGTGCGTGATTTGCTAATCTCCAAATACAATCTTGTGTTTCCACGATGAAAAAGAACAATTTTGATTTGTCTGATGTTGTTTCTCTACTGATTATTGTTATTATACTGATTGGATTTGTTGGTGCTCCTATTGCTGGTGTTCTTAGAGTGATTACAACTCAACAAGCACTCAATCAGCAATGTGAAACTAACTACAACTTCATTCAAGTTGCTTTGTCTGGTGATAATCTTTCCCGCCTCTGTCAGATTAAAAATCAAACGATTACTGTGAAATGACTTACTCCAATCTCTCAAAGATTAAACCTAAACTGCGTACATCTGGTCGCGTTTCTGGTAACTTCGGAAAAAACAAAGTACAATCAGGTTCGCCCCTAAATGGTATTGGTGTAACTGATGCAAAAGTAGTCAAATGCACCACACAGAAAGAATACCTCAATCGCCTCTATTATGCTTTTGATAACACCACAGACCCTAAACTTCGTCAGTTTCTTTATACTGAAATCAAGAAAATCCACATCCAAAATGGTACTTGGTAAATGAAACATCTACTCACTCTTTCACTCTTACTTCCATTTGCATTTGTTGCACCAACTCAGGCACAGCAAGTGAATGTTTATGGTGAAAGCTATTGTTATGTGAATGTGGAACAATACGTTCCTGGTTACTATAACAACTATGGAAACTATGTGAGTGGTTATGTAAATCGTACTCGCAATCGTGTTCCTTGTGGTAATAATGTAGTTGTAAATCAGCAACCATACTACAATCAACAACCATACTATCGTCAGCGAGTTTGTAATCCTACCGCAGGTGCAGCTATGGGTGCTGGATTAGCAGAAGCACTATCAGGTGGAAATGGTTACAAATACAACTCAAATTACAATCGCAACTATAGTGGTAGCAGTTCTTCGGGTAGTTATAACTATTCCTATCGCAATTATAAGAGTAACGGTTGGACATTATTTGGTGCAGGTTTAGGTGCATTAATGTACAGTTGTTGATAACAACTGGGCCCCTGAAAGTGCATCAGTAGTATGAGCACAACCACAATGGATCAAGTCTACCACTATCACACCAACTGGAAGGAAGGTAAAGTGAATCAAATGTGGATTCAACAAGTAGAAGACAAGTTCGTTGCTATTGCATACAATCCTGAAAAGAATGTGTCGATGGTAATGTCCAAACCCCGCACTTCCTACGATGAAACTCTACAATGGGTTCGCGGTTGGTGTGGAACTTTCTGTGTTCTTCCTGCCTGATTATGACTCAAACTCAATGGGACGACATTTATACTGCTCTCTACGAAGTGTATGAGCAAGTATCACTGAAAGATGAGCAAGTTCGTTCTACGATTGGTGATGCACTTGACCGATTGATTGACATTAACCCTCGCAACAAAGTCTTCCGTATGAAAGACTATCCTTCATTGATTAAATCCTGAACTGATTATGTCTGACTTTATCACAATCTCTTTCGGTCCAAGTGAAGATGTAGCACGTCTAGGTTGGTGGAATCGTAAAGAGCGATTCTTTAACCTGAATGATGCAAAACAGAATGGACGTAAGCAAC